AGTTCTATCTTAAACATCGAAGAAAAGGTAGATGCTAATGGTGTTAAGTTAGACAAGATAGAGGAACGATTATATAGAATGCATTAATGAAGAAGTTAGTTGTTTTGTTGTTTTTATGTTTTGGATCTATAACTGCACAGGTTAAAGTCGTGCAGATTAATTCTACTTGGAACAAGCAAAATGATTTAAAACTAAACTTAAAGAATTGTCAGTACGAATACGCACTACTTGAGGATTTAAACGACAACCTTAAAAACAAGATTAAAAGTGTTCCGTTTATTTATGTGATAAAAGATGGTAATATAGTTAGACAGTATCAGGGTGGCTTAAGAATGCGTTTAAATGTAACCGAAGAAGAACTTCAGGAATTTATAAATAGAATAAATGAAACTTACTAAAAACTTTAACAGGTCAGAATTTGAATGTAAAGATGGTTCACCTATGACAGAGAACCAATTTAAAAACATTCAAGAACTAGCAAATAACCTTCAGGTGTTAAGGGATGAATTAGATGAACCTATTTTTATCACTAATGCTTATCGTTCAAGAAAACACAATGAACTTATCGGAGGATCAAAGAATAGTCAACACACTTTAGGTAAAGCAGCAGACATCTATGTAGAAAGTAAAACGCCTAAACAACTTGCTAAAGTAATTGAAGGTTTAATAGAAGAAGGTAAAATGTCTGAAGGTGGTATAGGTATCTACACAAAGAATAAATTCGTACACTACGATATAAGAGGCACTAAAGCACGATGGAATGGGTAANCCTTTTAAAGAAACTAAAGTAGGNAAATTCCTTTTAGANAAGTTNCCTAACCTTGCAGGTGACATCCTACCAGANAAAGGCGTTTTAGGCATCGTAAAGAACTTAATTGACTCTGACGATAGTTTACCTAGCCAAGAGAAAGAAACGCTTTTAAAAGAACTATATCAACTTGAAATAGAAGATAGAAATTCAGCAAGACAAAGAGAAGTAGAAGTAAAGAAAGCAGGTGGTCAAGATTGGATGATGTTTGTGACTGGGTTAGTAGGTCTTGCTTCTTTTATGTTTATGATTTATGCGGTAGTTTATATTCCTTCGGTTACGGAAAATGACTTATTTGTTCATTTAATGGGTATGATTGAGGGTGTGGTTATTTCAAACATTTTTGCGTACTATTACGGAACTTCAAGCGATAAGTAATGGCTAAACAAACGGCAGTAGTTAAGATAGACAAGCCAAAGGTCAAAAGACCTGGTGTGCATTCAAAAACCAAGTCCTCAAAACTTAAATCTTCCAAGTTGTACAAAAAAACGTACAACGGACAGGGCAGGTAATTTTTTTTTTATATATTTGGGCATCTTGTTTATGCGTCTATAAATCACGATTCGGCAAGATTAACTAACTGACTAGAATGGGATGCTACCAAAGTCAGACTTCAACCTAAAGCAAACGAAGGGTAGCACTACACAGGAGTAGTGGAATTGCAAACCTAATTAACCTGTTAAAATTAGGTATCTGAATAACTCTGAAGGCTTTGACGAAGTATGAGTATTTGGATGGGTAGCGTAGGGCTACCTATATCCTCTAACAACTGAAACTTTTCTAAAGTATAAATAATTAATATATACTATTATAAATAAAAAAAAATATAATACTATAATATGAAATTAGATATAAGAATAAAGCAGAATGAAAATTCAGATGAATTCTACGATATTAAATTATTTACTTACAAAGAAGTTATAGAAACTAAAGTAGATAAAGAAAACCTACGTTATTTGATAGGAAAAATAGATAACACTATTGTGCCTTGAAAAAAAGAAAAAAAAGCAGAAAGAATCTGATCGTAGCATTAGATAGGGTATTTTCAAAGTACATACGAACAAAGAATTTAAGGGACAACTTTGTGGAATGTGTTACTTGTAAACGGAAGTACCCTATTAATAAAATACAAGCAGGACACTTTATGTCTAGAAGGCATTATTCTACTAGATGGGATGAGGAAAATGTTTTCCCACAATGTTATGGGTGTAATGTTATGCAACAGGGGCAGCAGTATTTGTTTTCAAAGTTCATAGATGAAAAGTACGGTGAAGGGTATAGTGATGTTTTACTTTTTAAATCAAGAGAAACAGTTAAGTTTTCAGACTTTGAATTAGAAGAAATGATCCAAGATTATACTAATCGCTTAAAAGTTTTGGAAAAGAACTTATTTTGACTATATTAGCGATATGAAAACTTTGTAGTAGTAGTTTTTTCATAGTTAATTTGAATTAGTGTTAAGGAAGAAGGGGAAGTTTACGCTTCCCTTTTTTTTTGTTAAATAATTTTTTTTAAAATATTTTGTTTATATTTGAAGAAATTAAAACACTACTATTATGGAAAAAAGATTTAATTACCTTTTTGGTATGGCAAAGCATTCTTCACAAAATCCTTTGATTTACAACGAACTTAAGGAACTTAAAAAAGACATTTTAAGTTTCCCTATGCTTCGTGTGGGTGCAATGGAAAAACGCATTGAAGAACTTGAACAAGAAAACGAATTACTAAAAGCAAAACTTGAAATTAACGGACTAATCTAATGGACAAGACTAAACTACGAGAACTGTATCAGTATTACGAATTACAACCAAGTGATGTATTTAAACATCAGCACTATGTGATCCTGACAAGACAAGCGATTGACAAAATCATCGCCAAAGAACAATTAAACATCAGATACGAAGTTATTCGATGTGAACCAGAATACTGTTGTTTTAAAGCAGTTATGGAAAAGGATGGTAAATACTTAGAAACCTTTGGATCTGCTAAATATGGTGATTTTAAAAACGGAAATAGCCAATCTTGGTACATTGCAGAAATGGCAGAAAAAAGGGCAAAGTCTAGAATTACCTTAATGTCTACTGGTTTCTATGAATTAGGTGTATTTGGAGAAGATGAATCTGAAAGTTTTAAGAGAAATGGATAAGTATATTGTTCAGAAGTTATTTAAAGGACACTATCAAGTCGTAGACGATAGGGGTGAATCCTTGTTTGAAGGTAGCATATCTGACTGTTATGCTTGGTTAAGAATTATAGACATTAATATTTTAGAAGAATGGAATTAAGCGAATGCTGCGATGCTACAAGATGGCTTGATGAATCAGACATTTGTAGTAAGTGCAAAGAACACACAGAATTTTATACAGAAGATTAATTTTAAATATTTAAAAATGGATTTAAAAGTAAGAGGTAAGATTACCAAAATTAACAACGTACAAACTGGAAAGACTGCTAAAGGAGAATGGAAGAAAGTTTCCTTTTTATTAGACAATGGGGCAAAGTATAATAACTTATTTTGCTTTGATGTTTTCGGTCTTGAGAAAGTAGATGACTTCTTAAAGTACAACAAAGAAGGTAAAGAAGTAGATGTCAGTTTCAATGTGAATTGTCGTGAATACGAAGGAAGATACTACACTTCTTTAGATGCTTGGAAAGTATTTACTGCAAAAGAACTAACTTCGTCGGATCAACATCCAGACAGAGAAGATGATATGCCATTTTAATTAAGGGGGGCTATATGCCCCCTTTTTAACACCTAACACTATGCTAATTGATTTTACAAAAGAACTACAACACCTGAACAAAATAAGAAGCGGTGAAATACAAGAAGGACTTAAACTAGGAATACCAGAGATAGATGAATACTTTAGATTTAAGAAAGGTAATTTTAATGTAATACTAGGACAAGCCAATGTCGGTAAAACGTCTATGGCTTTATATTTGATGCTTTTATACTCTTTAAGACACGATGTTAAGTGGGTGGTTTTTTCAAGTGAGAATGAACCTTATTCTATCATTAGGAAGTTATTAGAATACTTACTAGCAGAGCCAATAAATAAACTAACGAATGAAAGTTATGACTATGGTATTAAGGTTATTAAGAATTACTTTAAATTTATAAGTCCTGAAAAACTTTACACTTACAAGGATTTGATTAAATTAGGGGAAAGTTATAAAGCAGCGTGGGACTACCAGGGTATGTTAATTGACCCTTACAATAGTTTAATCAAAGATGCTGAAATGTCAAAGACAATAGATGGACATAGTTACGATTACCAAGCAATGACTGAATTAAGACAGTTTTGTAAAAGAAATGACATTAGTCTTTGGTTAAATGTTCACGCAGTAACAAGTGCTATTAGAATGAAGCATCCAATAGGACACGAATTTGGGGGCTATCCAATG